TCGGCGGCGGCCATGGTGCTCGCGATGCAGCCGCGGGAAATATGGGTCCGCGGCAAATTGGTGAGCTGGCCATGACGCCGCCCTCAATCAGTGGGACCGCCCCCGGTCTGGCGGTGGTGCTCGTCATCGCTGGTCTTTTCATCGTGGTTGTGGCGGCGTGGTGCAAATCCATTCCGGAGGACACGGAATTGCCCGCCGAGCCCCGCATCACGGTGGCCGATATTCAATATCGGCTGGACCATGGTGCGCCGCGGGAACCGATCGGCGATGCCAGGCAAGCGCACGCGATCACGCAGGAACACATCAATTGCGACGAGGCCACGTGCGCCCGCAAGCGCGCCGCGATCACGTTCTTGGTGGCGGCGGGGAAATGGCGGCGCGACAGCGGCCGAATCTGACCCCGGTTCCGCAAATTCTCAGTGAGGAGAAGCAAATGGCCGGACAATCCTGGTGGCGGCGACCCACCGCAATGCCGTGGATCGACCTACAGGTGTCGACCGCCCCGGAGTGGGACGCCGCGCAGGTGCGCCGACTGGCGCGCGAGCTGGGGTACGTGCTGATCGAGCCTCCCGAGAATTCGCTACTCACGGTGGTCGATCACGCGCGTACCGCAGCGGTCGACGCGCTGATCTGCCCAGGCCCGGCACACCTCGACGTCTACACGCTGCACGCGCTCATGACTTTCCTCGATGTCGAAATAGCTTGTCCGCGAGAAAGTTTCGCCCGCTTCCCGATCTACGGCGCACGGCCGATGGTGCCGCGCCGGTGACCCAGGTCCATCGAGCCGAGAGGAGGTGACTCACCGTGACCGATCCGGACCCCCAGGAGGGGCAGGAAGGGCAGGAGGAAGGCTCCCAGCGGTAGCCGAATCCTGCCCCACAACTGAATAGCCGAACGATCAAACGGCACCCCCGGCTAACGTGACGCCCATTGCAGCCCTGGGGGTGCCGTCCGGCCATCGTGCGCCGTGTGCCACGAAATAGCTTGCTGGACAACAATTTCCATTGCCACGCATCGCGCATCGATGCGATTCTTGGACGTGCGCACCACGCGCACCGAACAAGGGGGAATACCGAATGCGATTCTCGACGCTGGCCGCCGCCTGTGCGGCCGTCCTTATCGGCGCGGCCACGGCCGCCACTGCGCCTACGGCGGCCGCCGAGCCATACTCGTCATGCCGCTTCCACTTCATGCCGGCGGGCGAGCCGTATATGCATGAGCCGGTGTCGGTCATCACCGGCGGGTTCGCCGACTGCCGCGCCACCGACACACCGGAACAGTTCATGGTCCTGGTGACCCTGCATTACCGGCTCAACGGCCAGTGGGTACAGCGCGCGGCGGAACAGAGTGACCAGATACCCAACCCACGAACGAACATCGCGACGTACGCTCGATGCGAGGACGGAGCATGGATGGGCGTCGCCGACATCTGGGAGCGCCTGCCCGGAGAGCCCCACGAGACCCACAACACCTGGCGGACACCGCCGGTCATCATTGATTGCTGAGGATGCCATGGAACCGATCCGCGACCTACACAGCGCCCGGATCCGGCTGTGGGCGGCCATTAAGCCTCTGCCGAAGGGTGCGCGCCGCGGCGCGCCGATCCTTCGCGAATGGGGCGCGTGGGTGGTCCGTCCCGGGCGCGGCTGGCGCCGTATCCGTTACGTGACGCCCCCGCTGCACGCCACGCGCAGCATTCCAGCCGACAACCAGGATGCCGCCGTCGACTGGGCGATCGAGCGGATCGGTGTCGGCAAGTCCTGAAGGGAACGACGAAAAGCGCCCTGGTCCGTAACGGGACCAGGGCGCTCTCCTATGCATAGGCGACGACGAACTAGATCAGGGAAACCCTATGCGTCACATCATGATCATTGCCGCCGCGCTTGCCGCCGTAGGCCTCACTGCCGGGTGCAGCAGCTCGGGAGGTGATGGCGCTGCGGCCACGTCGACGAGCCCGAAACCACCCTTGCTGTCCCTCATCTCGCAGACACCCGCCGCGCCGGTGCCGCCGAGGTCACCGCGGAACAATATCGTGAAGGCGATCGGCGAATCGTCCGGTGTCGGCAGGTCCGGCGAGCCGCTGGCGGTCGAGTGGACCGTCACCAGCATCACGGTGGATCCGGCGTGTACGCACAGCGGCGCGCAGGTACCCGAGAACGGCCATTTCGTCGCGCTCGCGATCGATGCCCAGACCTCACCACAGTTCGAGGATTCGGCTCTGCTCGGCGGATTCCATCCGATGGGCAACTGGGCGATCGTCGACGCCAACGGAGTTACGCAGCCGCACGCGTCGACGACCGCCGCGTACCGCTGCCAAGATCTCGACTTCCCGCCGCAGCTGGCGCCGGGATCCCGGTACAGCTTTCACCTCGTGTTCGACTCGCGCAGCCCGCACGGTGTGCTGACCTTCGTGCCGTCCGGGCGCGGTGGTGGCTGGGAATGGGCGTTCTAGTAGTCGGCGAGCACCCAGGAATTGAGGGCCGCGCTGTTGGTGAACGACGAGCGTTGGACGTAAAGGCCGCCCCACCGGTTGTTGCTCCCGGTGCCGATGACGCCGCCGCTGTCGGTCCAGGACAGCCCGATCGACACACCGTTCTTGAACACGGTGTACACGTTGCCGTCGGCCTGGACGCGCAGAGTGTCACCGGCCGCGAAGGTCGTGCTGTTCGACGCGCGGGTCACCGATCCGCTGCCGGTGGCCGAGGTGACGGTGGCGATGGCTGTGTCGCTGCTGTAGCAGCCCGCGGCGACGGCCTGCGTCCAGTCCGACCGTGCCCGGATCAGGACGCCGCTGGCCACCGAGGTCGGTGTGGCGCCGACGACCCATTCGACGTACCAGCGGTCGGTGCTGGATTGGCCGGCGTTGTAGCGGGCGGGGAAGAACCCATCGCTGCTCCCGGTCTGGGCGGCCATGTTGGAGCTGATCTGCGGCTGCGTTCCGTTGCCGAGCGTCCAGTTCGCGCCCATGGCGCCGTTGGCCCGGTTGAAATCGTCGCTGCGGCGTGCGCCCGCGACGATATCGGGGATGGGGACGACGCCGGTCCCGGCCAACGCCGGTGCGGCGATCGCGAGGCCGGTCGACAGGACCGGATCCGGGATCTCGCCGGAGCCGATCAGTTCGAGGTCGGCCGCCGTGACACCGCCCGAGAACGCCGGTGCGGGTACAGCGCCCGTGCCCAGCAGGGGGAGAAGGTCGATGCGGGTCTCACCCACCATGGGTGCCGGCACCGAGCCCACACCGGTTGCCGCCGGCGCCGAAATCGTCACACCGGTAACCAGGCCCGGTGTCGGCACGATCCCGATGCCGCCGAGGGCCGGCGCCGGGATCGTGACCCCGGTCCCGATGGCGGGATCCGGTGCGTCGCCGCTCCCGAGCAGTGCGGGAAGGCCGGCCGCGGTGCCGGTGGCGACGTCGGGCGCGGGGACCGACCCGGCGCCGAGCAGGGGCGGCACGGGTACCAGGACGGGTGTGGTGCCGTCCCAGATCAGCTCGTCGCCGAGATACAGGCGCAGCACGTTCAGGTCGCCGAGCCGCATGTCGACGGGCGCTTGCCCGCGGTAGAACAGCGCCATGTCAGGTCGCGGTGAGCCGAACGAGGCCGGTGGTGTTGATCGCGGCTTTGAACGGCCCGTTGTCCGAACTCTTGGTGACCTCGAAATCGATCAGGCCGATGAGGGGATTCGTTGCCGCCGAACCGGAATTCGTATCCGCGATCACCAGATACCGGGCGCTGAGGGTCGAGGGATCCCACACGAGGTCGTCGCAGTCGACCCAGGCCGTGTTGGTCGCGGCGTCGTAGGCGAGCGCCTTGTTCGCCAGGGTCAGACCGCCCGAGTTGTAGCCGCTGCCGGTGGACAACTCGTTGGTCAGGCTCGACTGGTAGCGGTGCGCGTCGAGGTCGGGGGTGTAGGACGAGGTGTGCAGCGTGCCTTTCCAGGCGTGCGCCACCGAGACCTCGCCGTTGAGCAGCGACTGATGGAACCGCGGGTACAGGTAGCCGATGGTCATGGTGACGTACCTCCGATCAGGGCATGAGGATGTAGAGGGTGGTGGGGTCGTGCGGGTTGGCGTCGAACCATGCGGCGGTGACGACCTGGGCGCCCGTGATGCCGCCGAAGTTGCGGATGAACGCGCTGCCCGGTGGCGGCGCGGGTGGCAGGCCGGCCAGGATCAGCGGCAGTAGCGGGGCGTCGATATCGGGAATCTCGATGTCGTAGTGCTGATTGCCGAATTCGACGCGGCACGGGCCCGGCTCCAGGGCGATGGTGAGCGTGCCCGACACCGGCTTCGCCGAGACCCGGCGAGTGGACACCATGGTCGTGCCGTCCCCGGCGGCGCGTACGTCGTCGACCTGTGCGAACCACACGACGGTGTTGTCGTCGACACCGGCGATATCGGTGATGTCCTGGGTGATGGTGACGGTCATGAGCGCGGCCTCCGTTCAGGACAGGGCGTAGTACGGGCACAGCCCCGGGTTGAAGGTGATCGAGCCGTAGGGGATCGTCGACGGCAGCGTCGTCGACGCGGGCCCGGTGCCGTACAGCGCTGCGGGACGGAGCCCGGCCGGTGCCGCGTACTGCCAGAGCTTCGTGGCGAGGATGCTCTTGCAGTTCTGGCCGAATCCGGTGACCTGGAGCAGCCCGACCGCCCAGATCTCGGATTTGAGCGCTTCCACCGCGGTCGAGAGGGTGAGCGTGTATTCGCTGTTCGTGTTCGCGACGGTGGCCTTGATGTCGCCGGCCACCGAGGCCATGAGTTGCAGGGCTCCGGTGTTCGGATTCATCAGGTAGGCGCCGGCGTACATGGCCGAGATGCCGAGCGCGGTCACCGAGTTGCCGGTGCCGAACGTGAGCCGTGAATACTCCCGGTCCTTGGACACCGAGAAGAACCCGAGTTCGACCGTGTTGGCGCCACCGCCGGCCGGCTGATAGTCCGGTGGGTCGTCGTAGGGGATTGAGTGACTGTGTGCGCTGCCCGAGCCGCCGCCCGATGCCGTCTGGTCGGCCCTGGGCGCCAGCAGGATCCGGGGGAACGTCGCGTCGGCGTTGCGGGTGAACGACTGCCACAGTCCGCTACCGGTGGGGATGACGTTGCCGTCGTCGGCGCCGATGCTTTCCTGGACCTGCGTGTAGCTGCCGCCCGCGCCGACCAGTGGCGCTTTCGTCCGGTCGGCGATGTCGGCCTGGGTGAGATTGCGCCAGTCGGCGAATCCGCCGGGATGGCTGGGTCCGAGGTGTCCGGGATCGGAGCCGTCGGGTTGGGTCACCTGCTCATCACCTCCTCATCGGGTGTCAGCCCCCGCCGCACACCGGGTCGGGAATCGGATGTGCGGCACGCTGTTTCGCGGCCTCGACCGACCACGCCCGGTAGTCGGTGATCGCTCGGCGCATCAGGTCACGCGATTCCGCACGGGGATCGGTCATGCCGTCGGCGATGGTGCCGACCATCGCGTCGATGTGGCGTTGGTTCTCGGTGCTGATCGCCGAGCGAGCGACCATCCCGGACCGGAAATCCGAATTGCATTCGCTCTGGCTGCTGGCCTGGATGCCGGCGTAGGCGACGCTGGCGATAGCGAGCGCGGCCACCACGATGAGCCAGTACACCTGTTGGCGCTCGGTGCGCGGCAGGTCCGGCACGGCGATATGGCGGCCACCGAGCTTGTACTCGCGCCACCCCAGGCTGAGGCCGACGAAGAACCCCACGGCGATGCACGAGACCCCGTACAGGAATTGCAGAAACACGTTATTCACCGTTGTCTGCCTTCTTTCGTGGTCGCTCCTTGTTGCGAGACGCCTGATATCGCGCAGCACCCAGGACCCCGAGAAGTGCGCCCATGACGCCGTTCACGCCGGTGTTGCCGGCGTATCCGTCGACGACGAGCGGGGCGACGATGTTCGTGGCCCAGACCAGCGTGATGACGTAGCACAGGACCGTCAGGGTCCTGGTCGAGACGCCGTAGTCGTGCTGGGACACACCACCCTCCTGACCCTCGACCGGCCGCCGGCGGCGCCGGGGAACCGCACGGCACGGCTGTGTCACTCCCGGACATCCGCGCCGCGCGGCTCGGCCGCCAGCCACGGCGCTAACACCGCGATGCCCCCGTTCACGCGCGGATCGGCCATGAACCGCGTCACCGCGGCCGACACCGCCAGCAGCAACCCGATCGCCGCACCGGTCTGCGGAATCCCCGAGGACGTCACGAACACCGGCACGGCCGCCACAGCCCCGGCACCGACCTGCACGACGGTGCGGGCGATGGTCCGCCACGGGTGGCGGACCTGGGTCGGCGGGATCTCACCGAGCCGCGCGACCGGTTCGAACGATCCGTCGTCGGAATGCCGGCCCATCACGGCCCCTCGATGCTGGCGAGGACGGCGGCAGCGCTCGTGTCGCCCTTGCCGGCCTCGCGGCGCACGAGATCGACCGCCCATTGCTCGCCGAGGAGGGCCTGGCGCTCGACGTGCGCTTCGTGCACGCGCCCGTCGATGTTGAGCACCAGGCCGAATCCGGTGTCGACCGGATCGTCGCCGTCGCGGTACTTGCTGCGCGACGGGAACGACTTGGTCAGTTCCTCGTAGACCGTGCGCAGCATCGCATCCTGTTCGGGGGTCATATCGTCCTCTCCGGTCGCCGACCACTGGCCGTAGTCGTGGGTCGTGGCTTCGTTGATGTCGCAAGGGATTCCGTCGATCCACGCGTATCCGGCGTTGTTGAGCTGCCGCAGCTGCGCGCGGTCGTCGACGTTGCCGCCCGACCACGCATCGCACTGCCACGCCCACCGCGCCGTGCCGTTGTCCAGGCAGCGGCGCACCACCCAGTAGCCGCCGTACACACCGACGTTCGCGTCCCCGATCACCGTCCCCGCGCCGCGCAGGTAGGCATCGATCGCGTCCTGCTGGTCCGGGCGCGCGTCCCAGTCGGCGCTGAAATAGATCGGCCGGTCCGTCCGGCCGCCGCAGCGCAGCACCTGCGCCAGGGCCGCATACGCGTCGTCGGCGCCGGCGATCCAGCCTTCCAACATGCGGTCGGCGTAGCTCTCCCAGTTCGAGACGATCTCGACGCCGGCCGCGCGCAGCCCGTCGGCCTCCTCGGGAGTCAGCAGTTTGCCCGGCAGACTGCGCCCCCCGGAGGACAGATAGCGGACGACGAACCGGTATCCGGCGTCGCGGATCGCCCGCGGATCGGGCCGGCCTCCGGCGTAGTCCAGGCCGCGCGGATTCATCATGATCGGACCTCCCAGGGATTCGGGCTCCAGCGCGGTGGCGAGCCAGGAGAGCGGGTCGAGGCGATCGGGCCCGGGCAGGGCCCACACCGAGCGGTGCACCTCGAAATGCAGATGCGGGGCGACCGCGCCGTTCGTGTCGGTGTCGGGGTTGATCCGGCCGATGCGCTGCCCCGCGGCGACGTGCGCGCCGAGGGACACCTCCCGCACGATGTGCCCGTACACGGTGGTGCCCGCGCCGTCGTCGGCCGGATGGTCGACGACCAGCCACCCCGCCGGATCCGGGCCACCGAACCCGCCGGCCGCCCCGGCCATGACCACAGTCCCGGCCTGCGCGGCGTACACCGGCATGCCCGCGCTGCCACCGGCGCGCCCGAAATCGCAGCCCCAGTGGAACCCCTCGGCGCGCGGCCCGAACCCGGAGGTCACCACCCGCCCGGCGCCGAGCGGCCAGAACCGCGGCGCCGTCACGACTCCACTCCAGGAAAGTTCTTGCGCCGCTTCAAGACTCCGGCGCGCTTGCTGCCGTTCTCTTCGAGTCGGAACACGCGGTCGACCTCGCCGGGGGTGGCGGTGCGCAGGTGCGCGAGCACCTCGGTGACGGTGTGATGCGCGGGATTGAATCGGGTGATGTGCTCGACGAACTGCCGCGGGTCGGGCATCGCGGCGGGTGCCTGCTGGTCGCCGGCGCGCTCGTCGAACTGCCGCTTGATCTCGGCCTGCAACGCTCCGGAGAGCCGGTTGATATCGACCTCGGGCAGCCAGTCGGCCGGCGGGGGCTCGTCCTTCCATTCGCCCGCCGCGAACATGGGATTGATCTCACCGGCCCGCGGCGGCCAGTAGAAGGTGACCGGGTCCACGACGCGGCGGCCGCCGCCGTCCCACAGCCGGTGCGACCACATCTTCATGCCGGACACCGGGATCGCCATGGAGGCGCCCTTCATGCCCGGCAGGCCCATCAGGAACGGCAGGAAGCACTCGTCGGGATTGTTGGGGTTGCAGTTGTCGACGGTGGGGAACGTGTCGACCGGCAGCCACGGCGAGTGGTCGATCCCGCACTCGATGTGGCAGTAGATGCACGGGCAGCGGCGGGTGCCGCAGATCTTGCACGGGCGATTGAGGGCCACAGCTCACCTCACCGGCCGCAACCGGTGCATCGGTGCGGCGATGACGCGCCCGCGGGATCCGCCGACACGCACCGGCACATACCCGTCGGGGACGTCGTCCTCTTCGCACTCATCGAACTGGGCGACGGCGCCGAACATCACCCGCGGCATCGGCGGCCGTATCGCCAGCAGCGCCACCACCCCGCCGATAGCCTCGACGGGGATCGGCGTGCACCGCGGCCGGTACCCGCCGCCGGCCGCGGCGACCGTGGTGTAGACGATCTGTGCAGGCATCCCGGGTTGCCTCCGATCTGTATGGCGTGGTTGCGGTTTCGCGGGCGATGTCATCCCGCGACGGCGAGGTCGTGGACGGCGCCGAGGACGCTGGCGAGCTTCTCGGTCGAGCGGATCGCGGGGTCCTTCTTGGCGTTGCCGTCGCCGATCGTCGGGATGTACTCGAGCGGTTCGTCGGCGGAGAACCGCAGCCGGATCCGCTTGATGCGGTCGACGTGGATGCGGCCGGTCTTGTCGCCGAGGATCCCGAATCCCACGCGGTCACCGACCCACGCGTGCCCGCGGCCCTGGTCGCCGAGCACCCACGGCGAGCCGTTGTTCACGGTGGCCTCGACGACGACCTGATTGCGGGTCGCCCAGAACCCCTGGCGCAGCACCAGGAGAGCGCCGATCGTGAAGGCGCGGTCGGCCCCGTCCTGGAAGTATTCGAAGTATCGGGACCATCCCGAATTCTGTGCTCTCTCAAGGCTTTTGACGTTCATCCAGGCCAGGACGACATCAGTCCAGAGAGGGGCCGTGAGGGCCGCCAACGCGCCCCCGACCGGCGGCACGAAGAGTGCTGCGGCGATCAGATCCCCGGCCATCTGGATCGCACTGTCGATCCCCTCGTTCACGCCATAGGCGCTGTGACCTCCCACGACCACCTGGACGCCCTTCGCGGGTGTCCTGGTGAACTTGCTCGATTGGATACCGGTCTCCCGGCCGCGCAGCCACACCACGTACGGCGTCGACTTGACCGTCCCGAACACGCCCGGGGTCTTGTAGAAGGGCTCGTCGATCGACGCGACTTCCTCTTCAACCGTGTCGATGTATCCGGCCGCGAAGCTCGCGACGGCGCGGATCAGCCCGTCCCACAGGGTGCCGCCGTGGCTGGTGCCGGTCCAGTTGCCCGACTTGTCGACGATGTCGAGGACCAGGCAGCCGTGGCGCAGCGTCTGGCCGGGGATCGGCTGCTCGTCGTCGGTGGCCAGGTAACGCCGCCACACCAGCGACTGCTCGGCGTCCTCGAGGATCGGCTTGGCGAGGTCGAACCAGTTCTTGAACGTGCTGATCAGCAGGGCCCAGGTGATGCCGTCGTTCAGGTCGTCGATGAAGCTGTGCGGCTTGACGACCACCGACCATTGCGACACGTCCGCCGGCACCCAGTCGGCGCCGGAGAGCGGATCGTCGGCGAGGCTCCACCAATTCTGCTGCTCGCGCATGATTTGCAGGTGGAGCGCCGTGAGGAGGCACCAGCGCGCCCCGCCAGCCAGCAAAAACAGCCTGGGGAACTGTAATGCACTGGGCAGGAAGCTATTTGACCAGACGGTATACCACTTGACCGTCTCAAAATCGGATAGCCAGTCAATCACCAGGACCGATGTGCCGTCGTCGCGTTCCTCGGGAGTGACGTGCTCGAGGCGGCCCGACCATCGGGCCCCGGTAGCGGTGTCGACGGTGATGTGGACATTGCGTTTCTCGCCGCGCTGGATCCGCCCCCATTCGTCCCAGATCCATTGCGCCGCATAGTGATCCCACGGCAGTTCGGTGACACCCGGCCCGGTGTCGTTGTCGACCCACTCGTAGTCGCCGAGGTAGGCGGCCTCCAGCCACCCCTGCAAACCCCAGTCGCCGTCCCACACGCGCACCTCGGGTTCGGCGTTGCGCGCCATCTCCCGCTCGCGCTCGTGCTGCTCAGTGGTCTCCCAGATCGCCTCGCACTCGTCGAGGAGATCCGCGGTCATCGCGGGCATATCAGATCCGCTCCAGTCCCCACGGGCGGCTCCACAGCAACGGCTGGCGCATCAGGATTCCGAACGTGCTACTCGTGACGTTGCGCGCCTCGACGGGCAGTTCGGTCCAATCCGTATACGGCGGAATGACATTCAGCAGCCTGTTACCGCCCCACAGGCCGGTGATGTTCGTGTTCGTCTGGTCGACGAGCGGGATCAGCATGCGGTCGGTGTTCGCGCGAGCGCCGTGCCCGTTCACCGCGCCGATCGGCGGGGTCCACAGCATGCGGCCGGAGTCGTCGCGGCCGGTGAGCACGTCGACACCGGGCACGCGGGCGCCCTTCGGGCCGCGCCACGAGAAGTCCGGGAGCCGGGCCTCACCGTCGCCGGTGATCACGAAACTATGGCGCATCGGCCGGTCGGTGGGGTTGCGCACCCACACCGTGCCGGTGCCGGAGGTGCCGCCGGTCATCTGCCATCCGGCGGGGTGCTCGTCGTCGCCGAGCCAATCCTCTTCGAACCACATCGGTTGCGGCGCAACCAGAGTGGCCGGTAGGAGGCTGTGCCCGTAGTCCCACGGGTCGACGTCCATCTCCATGATGGGTGACTCGGACAGCAGCACGTTCAGCGACCGCGTGCCGGATCGTCCCGCCCGTGAGGTCGTGATGTCGATCCGCGCCGGTTGCGCGTCCGGGTCCCAGGGATCCAACTCGTAGTCGAACGCCATCCGGAGCGCCGAGTCGACATCGGCCCACTCCTCGGGGGTGTCGCCGACCGCGCCGAGGCCGATCATGAGTTCGCGGTGCGGACGCGTCGGCGGGGTCGGCTTGCCGCCGATCTCGAACGCGCCCTTCTTCATGGCGACCTTGACCGGTGCGTCGTAGAGACCCTGGGGGTTGGTGCCGAGGTACACGCCCTGTTCACCCGCGCCCGGCCCGGACAGGCAGAAATAGCTGCCGTCACAGCCGTACAGCTCGACGGTGACGTGCTTACCCACCGAACCTCGCTCCGGCTGCCATCGCCTGGCGTTGCTGCTCGCGGCGGTGAACATCCATCAGCTGGTAGACGTCGGCGACGACGACGTTCCAGTTCTGCACCTGCTTCTCCACCCCGCCGAGCAGCGCGCTCGCGCCCGGGACGCCTTCGAGCTGACCGCGCAGCGCGGTGTCACCGGCCTTGCCGAAGTTCGTGCGCGCGTTGTCCAGAGCGGTCTTCACGGCCGCGTCCTGGTCGAACTGCCCGGCCTCCGGCGGGCCACCGGACGGCGCGAAACCCGGCTCCGTGGACGCCGGCGCCGTCGCGCTCTCGGTGCCGGTCGCGGTGAACGATCCGGGCCAGTTGTCCACCCACACCGGCACCGCGTCACCAGGCGGCCGTCCCGCGCCCCCACCGGCTCCGCTCCCGGCCGCACCGCCACCGGAGGCACTGGCACCACCGCCCGAGGCGCCGCCGCCGTTGGACAGCAGCCCGGCACCGGATCCGACGGCGCCGCCGCCCGCGCCGCCGAGGTCGCCGCCGAGCAGCGCCGAGCGCGGTATGTACATGTGCTGGTCGAACATCGGGTCGGTGACATCGGTTGCCGCGCTGCCGACCACGACCCCGTCACCCGAGCGGGACTCGACCTTGGTTCCGTCGCCGAGGCGCATCGTGGTGTGTCCGTTCGGGCCGCCGCCGCGGTCGTACCAGGCGATAGCGATGTCGCCCGGGCCGCCGAGGCCGGGTAAGGCGCCGCGGGCCTTCAACCATTCGCCCTCGGTCACGGTCGACATGCGGGACTCGAACATCGGCAGGCCCTTGGCGTCGTTGACGACGGCCGACACGAGCCCCGTGCAGTCGATCGCGGTCGTCGAGAATCCGCCCATCTGGTAGACGGCGGGGTCGAGCATGGTGGCGGCGTTCTTGCCGGGGACGATGCCGCCGGCGGCCATCGCGACCGCGGTCATCATGCCGAGGCGGCGGCCGACCTCCATCCAGATCGGCACCGACCGGTCGCGCTTGGCCGGGTCGAGCGGGATATACGCCTCGGGCCCGGCTTCGCCCCACAGGATCGGGTGCCCGGTGATCTGCGCGTTGCGGCCGCTGATCCCGCCGTCGGCCTTCGCGTTCGGCCACAACTGCTGGACGCCACCGATCTGCACCTGTTGCGCTGCGGCAGGGTCACCCGCGATTGCCGACAAGAGGACGTTCGCCTTCAACGAGATCGGGCGGCCGGTGTTGTTGGCGACGAAATCGTCGAGGGTCTTCTGTCCCTCGGCGGTGTTCGCGGTCACGGTCACCTGCCCGTTCGGCAAGGTCGTGACCTTCAGTCCGAGCGCTTCGAGTCGCTGTGTGGTCTCGGGGGTGTTGTCCTGCAGAACGATGGTGTGCCCGTCGGGCAGGGTGGCGACGGTGTTGCCGAGCGCCTGGTAGACGAGCTGGCTGTTCTGTGCGGCGGTGATGTTGTCGGCGACGCTGGTCCGCATCCGGTCCAGCGCGGGGCGGGCGGTGTTGTCGATGCTGTCGGCCATGCCGCGGGCCGTCGCGGCGGCCTGCCCGAAGTTCGAGTCGAGGTTGCGCAGATCGCTGCCGAGGTTGGCGAGGGTCTGGCTGCCGGTGAGTCGCCCGAATACCTCGGTGACCGCGCCCAGGGGGCCGGTGACCGAGCCGAGCGCCGACCCGGCGCCCTCGGCGAACGCGGCCAGGGCCCGCAGCCCGGACGAGGAGAATCCGAGCAGCGCGTCGCCGGCGCCGAACGCGCCGTCGACCACCTTGCCGAGGAATCCGATGATCTCGGCCTGGTGCTGGGTCACCCAGTCGGCGAGCTTTGCCAGCTCGGGCCCGAATGCCTTGGCCAGGGCGTTCGAGATCGCGTCGGTGGAGACCTCGATCGAGCGTTTCGCGCCCTCGATCGAGGCGGCGGCGTTGCCGCCCATCTTGTTCAGCGCGTCCTGCGCGGCACCGCCGACCTTGCCCAGCGAGGCGGCGGCGGAATCCAGGTCGAACGCGTCGAACGCGCCGCCGAGGTCTTCCCATTTCGTGCCGAACAGGGCGACGGCGACCTGTCCGCGGACCAGGGGATCCTGGATGTTGCGCAGCCCGTTGAAGATCTGCTGCGTCGCGTCGTGCGCGGACTTGCCGCCTTCGGCGAACTTGTGGCCGATGTCGTCGGCGTTGAGGCCCAGTTGCGTGAATGCGTCGACGGTGGTCTTGGATCCGTCGACGGCGCGGATCGAGAATTCTTTGATCGCGTCCGCGGCGGTGTCGGAGTCGCGGGCACCGGCGACGAGGGCCTGATTGATCAGGCCCACGGCCTCGGGACCGGATAGGCCCAGTTTGCGGAACTGGGTTCCGTACTCGGTGATGGTGTCGAGGAAATCCTCCGACACGTTGAGCCCGTTCTGCTCGGCGGCGGTGAACAGGTCGAACGCCTCGGTCGCGTCGCCGGCGATGCCGGTCTTGACCGCTTGGCCGGCGGCCCGGGCGACGGCGGGGATCTCCTCGCCCAGCAGCGAGGAGACGCCGCTGAGCTGCTCGATAACCTTCTGTGTTTCCTGCCCGGTCGCCGACTCGTCGAGCAGTCCGGACTGGATGGCGATGCGGGCGGTTTCGGCGTTGTCGGCGACGCTCTCGCCGAATGTGTGGACGTAGGCGCGGCCGGCGCTCTCGCCGATCTTCTGCATGGTGGCGTCGTCGACGCCGAGCCGGGCCTGGGTGAGGTCGAGGGCCTGCTGATTGGCCATGCCGCGGTTCATCGCGGCGAACAGCAGCCCGGGAGCGGTCAGCCCGGCGAGGGATACGGCGGCGGCGACGGTGCCGCCGATGAGGCCGCCCTTGCCGCCGAGCAGCTCGCCGAGCTTGTCGCCCATCCCGCCGGCGATCTCACTGCCTGACGCCTCACCGGCCTTGCGGGAGATGCCAGACAGAGCGCCGGACAGTTTCTCACCGAGGCCCGACAGTTTCCCGCGCAGCCCGGACTCGAGGTTGCCGCCGATGTCGACCTTGCCTGCGCCGGCCGCCGCGGCCTTGGTCGCGGCCTCGACGCTCTTGTTGGCCTGCTCCAGCTCCCCGGCGGCCCGCGCGGTGGCCTTGCTGGCCACCTCGCGGCCCCGCAGCGCGGTGGCGAGTTTCTCCTCGGCGAACGCGTACTGCGAGGACCCCTCTTTGCCCTTATCCCGCAGTTCCTGCAACCGGATCTCGGCGACGCGGACCTTGCCGGCGGCGTCGGCTTCCTTGTCGCGGGCGGCGGCCACGACCGCCGAGGCCCGCTCCACGTCGGCCTTGGAATCGGCGATGCCCTTGGCCACGCCCTTGCCCACGTCGCGCCCGGCGTTGCGGCCGACCGCACCCAACCCCGACAGGTCGCCCGCGACCGCCGCCGCCGCACCCTTCATCGTGGGAATGACTTGCAGCGTGGTGTAGCCGAGAACATCCTGGGGCACGGTCGATCACCCCCTCTCGGTACGTGACGTGGTGGTCGTGGCGAGAGCGCGATTGCGGCGCGCGAACCGGGCCTTGGTCATCTGCTCGGCCGCCGCGCGGCGGGCCGTAATCTTTTTCTGCACAAGCGTTTTCGGCCGCCACGGATGCTGCTGGCGGGTGAAGACCGTGAACAGGTCGGCGAGCAGGTACTCGGTGTATCCCCACCGTGGTTTGCCGTTGTTCGCGGCGATGGTCAGGGCGGCGCGGTCGTCGAGGTACTGGATCGACGCCCAGATCTCGCGCAGGGTGAGCAGGCGCTGCCCGTGCTCGTCGAAACGCCACCGGTCGGAGTAGCGGATCCCGAGCTTGCGCAGATCCGCCTCGAGCGCGATCTCCCGGTACTCGATGATCGACAGCAGCACCGACAGCGGCAGCGGGCGCGGTCGCACCCGGTACAGGTGCGCCAGGACGACCGCGCCGCCCCTCAGTTTCCCGAGTTCAGCCCCAGCGCGGCGTTGATGGCGTCGAACAGGTCGCGGCCGTCCTTGGCGGTCATGTCCGGGTATTTCGTCTGCACCAGCGCGATCTGGGCGTTGCCGAGCAGCCCGTACAGGGCCCGGGTCTCGTTGCCGTGGGCCAGGGGCGCGATGACGTTCCAGTAGCTCCAGGTGTCCACGTCGGTCGGTATCTCGAGGGTCAGGCCGCGCCATTCCACGGGCGTGGTCGCGATGCCCTCGGCCTCGCGCTGCGCAGGCGACTTTGGCGCCTCGGGCTCGGTGATCCCGGGGTGGCCGGTCGCCGCCGGTGTGGCAGCCCGCGGAGCGCGCGGCTTGGCGGGGGTGGTGCGTGGCTTCGTGGTCATGGCGTGGGTTCCTCTTCGTCCGACTTCAGTTGCAGTCCAGCGGTTTTCAGCAAGTAGCGGGCGGCCTCGATGAGGACTTCCTCACCGACGCCGCCGAGTCGCGGCTCGTGGTAGATCTCGGGATTCACCGGGTCGTGGGCGAATCCGGCGGCGAGCAGCTCGTCGCGGAACCGGGCGAGCATCACCGCGGTGTTGCCGGTCGCAGGGTCGTTCTCGGCGGCCTGGTCCTGCGCGGCCTTCTGGATCGTCGCGGCGATCCGGGCCCGGTCGCGCTGTTTGTAGTTGCCGTTCTCGTCGGCGATGCCGAGACGCTGTGCTGCGGACCGGATCTCGGCTTCGGTGGGTACGTTGGTGCGCGAGAGATTGGACATGCGTGGTTCCCTCTTTCGGCGTGGTTGGCCCAAGGGGGCGGCAGGGACCGGCGAACCACGCCAGAACTCCGGCCCTGCCGCGTCTGATTACGCCGCGGCCTCGACGTTCACAGCGGCGCCGGTGCCGACCAGCGAGGACCCGTTGGCGGTGAGCAGCGGGTTTGCCTGCCCGGCGTAGATGCCGGCCAGCACCACCGTGTAGTCGCCGGCCGTGCCGGTCACGGTGACGTTGCCCGTGCCGAGCAGGGCTTGCAGCGCGGTCTGCACCGCCGAGGCCGCCGCGTCGAACGCGATCGCGGTGGTGAAGGTGACGCCGTCGAGCGACAGCGTGAACGTGCCGCCGGTGGCGTTCTCGACCGTAACGGTCTGCGTCTCGTTGATCGGGGTGTATTGCCGCGTGTACAGCAGGCCCGAGCCGGTGGCGAAGATGTCGGCGGTGACTTCCTTGCCGGTCGGATCGGACTCGTTGCGATCCAGATTCGGGATCCAGCACTGCGCCGGCCGCGCGGTGAACAGCCGTTCGGGCACGCCCAGGTCGTTGATGAACTCGAACGCAAGCGGGAAGTAGCCCGGGCGCGGCACGACGATATTCGTCGCCGAGGATCCCGGGTAGGCGATGCGCCGGGTGGTCTGGTTCTCCTCCAGGCATGTGAACACGCGGGATTCCTTGTAGTTCTTGTATCCCTTGCGGTACAGGCCGATTCCCCAGCCGAAGTGCTCGGTCACGTCCCACTCGCGCGGGTTCTTGACCCCGTCGTCGCCGTTGAGGATGCCGAGGTTGTCCCACGTGGCGTCGAACTCGGTGGCGATGGTGGCCGGGATGGTTGGGGTGAGGGTCTTGCCGACGAAAATGGCTGCGTCGGCGAAGATCTGCACCAGATCCGGATTGCGGGTCAGAGACACGGTTCGTCCCCTTTCGTGAGGATGAGCGGATTACTCGGGGCGCGTGGTTCCCCCACCCGAAAGGGGTAGGTGGTCTGGAGGCCGGGCTATCCGGCCAGGGTGCGGGCCTGGGCGGACACCGTGAACGACACGGTGATGCCGCCGTTGTTCGAATCGACGGCCTCGAGCAGGTTCGTCGGGTTGGTGATCGACGCGATGCCCGGGATCCGGTGGGCGAGCAGTACGCCCAGTGCGGCGCCGGCGATCTGCCGTGCGCGGTCGCGGCCGTCGGCCCACACCGTGATCCGCAGGGTCGGCCGGGTCGACACCGGCCACGTGTTCGGGCCGCTGTCGTCGAACACCACGACCGCCGGAACCTTGCTCGGCGTCCACTGCGACGGCAGCACCATCCCGAACGTGGGCGCCGGTGTGGCGACCAGGGCCGGCAGCACGGCCGCGAGGTAGTTCTTGGCGGTCTTCGCCGGATCGGCGGGCAGCCGGAACGGCTTCACGACTTCGCTTTCACCTCGAGGCCGAGCGCGGCAGCCGCCCGGGTCAGCGCCCCGTCCTTGGTCTGCCTCTCCGTCGGCACGCGCACGCCGGCCGCGGCGCGGTCGGTCGTGTACTTGTCGACGGTCACGTCGCCGCCGATCTCATCGGCCAGCGCTTGCGCGAGCGCGTTCACGTGCTCGGTGAAGCGGCGGCGCAGCATCCGGCGCACGACGCCGCTGTTGAGCTTCACCTCGACCCCGGCCACGTCCTCACCCCTTCCCGACGCTGCACAGCGCCACCGTGCCGGCACGGGTGGTGTACGGGGACCGCCACTGTTCCACCTGGATGCTGTAGCGCTCCCCGCGCACCGTCAGCTCGTCCTCGTTGACCAGATCCACGGCCGGGTAGAAGTACACCGACACCTCGACGGTGTCACCGTTGCGGCCGCGGTCGGCGTACTCGGCGGTCGCGCCCGGCGCCACCGCCCGCGCCGACAGCGGCGTATCGGTGGAGTCGACGGGATTGCCGTCGTCGTCCATCCCGCCGCCGCGGTGGCGCATCACGTCCTCGCTCACGGCCGCCCCGGCAGCGCGTAGCGGTCGAGCACGCGCCGCTGGGCGGTGGTGAGCACGACACCGCCCTTGCCGCCGAAGGTGAACGGCCCCATGGTTTCCGGCTGCTCGGCGGTCTCGCCGACCGGTGTCGAGATCGCCGAGGACGCGGCGTCGAGGATCACCGACACGATGTTCTCCGGCACGGTGGCGTAACCGTGGTTCACCACCGCGACCACACCCCGGTAGCGGGCCGTCCACCACCGGAACACCCGCCGGCGCAACGATCCGTCGGCGGACCACTCGTAATCGTCGGTGGTGAGCGTGGTCCCGCACTCGGTCACCGAGGTCACCGAGTTCAGGTGCAGGGTGGGCAATTGCTGGACGGTGCCGCCGCTGCCGTCGGCCGTGAGTGTCTCGTCGACGGCGGGCGCGATGTGCCAGCCGCAGTAGTCGCGGATCTCGCGGACGATCGCGGCCAGGCGCAACTCCTCGAGGCCGGTTCCCTCGACGAGGGCTTGGTACTGCTCGAAGCTGAGCAGCGGCGGCGCGGTCACCTACTCGCCCTGCCCCGGATCCCCGGTGCCGACATCCGGATCGCTGGTCTCCGGGTCACCGTCGGTGCCGGGATCGTCGGCACCGTCGTTCTTGTTCGCGGCAGTCCGCGACTTGTTCGCCGGCTGCCGTCCCTTTCCCCGTGCTCGCGCGGCCGTGGCGGGCTTGGTGCGGGACAGGCCGCGTTCGTGGGCTTCGTCCGCGGTCAGCTTGACCGTGGTCGGCCACCCGTTGATCACGGCGTCGTACTCCTGTAGTTCGGGCATTCCGGTGTCTCCTTCCTGTGCCCGGTCGGCCGGGGCCCCGGCCGACCGGGAGCTGATCAGGGCCATCAGGCCGCGAGGTCCACGTCCACGACCGCGGTCGGACGGGTGACAGCGAACGCCTCGCGCTTCTCGGCGAGGATCGCGACCATGTTGCGGATGAAGAAATCCGCGTGCGAGTCGGTCATGGTGACCGTGGTCTGCTCGCGGTCCCAGATCACCGCCTTGGACCAGTCGGCGAGCGTCCCGTGTCCGGCCGGCTGAGTCTCCGACTCGACGACCGGCACGCCCCACAGGGTCCGCGGCCCGTAGGCGAACGGGCCGCCGTAGAAGAACCGGCCCATCTCGTCGCGGGCCAGGTCGATTGCCTCCGCCTCGGCGGGGTTGACCACGATGGCGGTCGGGTTCACCCGGCCCACCACGCGGGCCTTGGTGATCGCGCGGCGCACCGTGACGAAGATGTCGGTGTCGAACGCCTGCGTCTGGATGCCGCTGGTGTTCAGGACGCCGAGGAAGTTCTCGCCGGTGCCGTTGCCGGTGAGGATCTGCGCTTCCTCGGCCTCGGCGATATCCGCGGCGAGTTCGTCGTTGATCAGGCCCTCGAGCGCGGCCACATCGGCGAGCGCCCGCTTGGTGGCCGGCACCCATTCCGCGATCGTCTTGACCACCGCGGTACGGCGCTCGTAGGCCCACGACCCTTCGGGCTTGTAGCCGCCGCCGGCGGCGTTGGTGAACGTCACCGCGCCCGTGGTGGTGTTTGCGGTCGCGGTCGGCGCCGCCGAGCTGGTGGCCTCCGGCACCGGCGCCGCGGCGTTGGTGTGGCTGGTCTGCGCCACGTACTCGACGGTGTCGGAGCCGGTGCGCCGCACCGAGACCAGATCGCGGATCGTCAGCGGCTTGCGGCCGAGGGGCTCGACGATGCCGGTCTGCTCGGGGACCACGAACGCGCCCGCCGAGGTGTCCGAGCCGCCGATGAACAGGCCCTTCACGCTGATCGGATCGGACTGGATGCGGGCCTTCTCCGGCACGCGGCCATCCTTGAACGGCGCGAGCATTGCCTTGAACTCGGGCGCCTCGACGACCTGCAACCCGAGGGACTTCAACCGCTCGCGGACCGGCGGGCGGCCCTGCGCGTCGACGTCATCGACGGCGGGTTCGCCGATCTCGGTCGCGAGGGCCTTGGCCTCGTCGAGGATCTCGAGATCGCGCTTGGCGACCTTGATTTGCTCGAGAAGGTCTTTGCCCTTCTGCATCGAGGCGTTGTAGTCGGCGAGGATCTGCTCGGCCCAGGTGCTCGGATCACCGTGCTTCTCGATGATCTCGCGGGCCTCGGCGGTCGCGGCGAGCGCGGCCTTCTGCAATTCGCCGAGCTTGGTCTTGGTCATCATGATTGCCGTTACCTCCTGGTGTGAATGGCTATGCGCTGCACTCGATTTCGATTTCCAGCGCGTCCAATGACGCCAGGGAGACGACCGGATTCGGCGTGGTCACCTCGGCGGAAGTCTGGCCGGACTTCCCCGGGGACGGTGCCTTACCGCTGGTCTTTTCCTGCTCGCCGTCGTTGTTCTCCCCGGCCGCGTCGACCGCGGCGAGGACGGAATCGAGGGCCTTGGTGGCTTCCTCGAGCTGCGATTTCACCTCGCGGATCGCGTCCTCGTTCTTCGCCGACAGCACCCGGCCAGCCTTCGCGCGCAGCCCGGCCGCGGCGGTCTTCACCGCGAGGATCTCGGTTTCCTGGTTCGCGCCGATCGGCACGACGCTGATCTCGAACAGGTCGAGCTTGATCAGCGAGTAGTAGGCGTCCTTGTAGGTTTTGCCCTCGCCGACCGGCTCGACCCACTGGCCTTCGACGATGTTGTAGGCGAAACTCATCTGGCTCACACGCCCGGACTTGAGCAGCCGGTACACCTGCGCGGACTTCGGCGACTCCATATCCAGCTGGGCGTGCACCTTCAAACCGTGGTCGTCCTCGGTGGCCTCGAGGATGGCACCGAGGTTGAAGTCCGGGTCGCCGGTGTTGTGTCCCCACAGCAGCGGGATCGGGATGTCCTTGGCCGCCCACTCGGTGAGGGTGTCGGTGAACGCGCCCGGCTGTACCACGTCGCCGTAGGAGTCCTTGTTGCCGAACACCGAGGCGTAGGCGATGAACTCGCCTTCCTTGAGGCCGGAGTCGGGTCCGGCCTTGATCTTCACGGCACACGACTTGGTGTTCACTACGCGTCCTCCTGGTCGTCGTCGGCGGGCTCGTCGGCCGCGGGCTTCACGTCCTGTCCCTCGTCGGTGCCGGGGTCGGCGGGCACGGGGTCGGAATCACCGTTCTGGGTGACGTTGAGGGGCCGGATCAGTTCGTCGCCGCCGTCGACCGGGGGCCGGTTGTCCAGGGCGCGGGCCTCGTTGATGGTCATCCACGGCCCCCCGACTGCGGTCTGAATGGATGCCGCGCGCTGCTCGAACGCGCCGGTGAGCTTCTCGCGCAGGTTGAACTCGACATACACGCGGTCGCTGCCGGTGGTCAGGTCCGGGATGAGCTGGAGCGCGAACTCCTCGGCGAACATCGCCAGCCACGGGCCCAGCGTGTCCTGATAGAGCATCTTGTGCTGCTCGGTGATGTTGGAAAACGTTGCGTGGTCGAGGATTCCGATCATCGGCGGCGGAATGTAGTACGCCGCGGCGACCTCCTCGCGCGACAGCTTCCGCACCTCGAGGTACTGGAGTTCTTTCGCGTTCTGTGCGGCGCCGTTGAACGTCATGCCGTCCTCGAGGATCGGCGTACCGCCCACCTCGGGCCCGTTCCCGGTGTACTGGCTCTGCCAGCTCTTGCGGAACTTCTCCCGCGCATCCTGCGACCACTTCGGCGCCTCGGCGGGCCGCTGCAGGTAGCCTGAAATCCGAGCGCCGTTGCGCAGCACCTGCTCACGCATCCGGGTGGCCGCGAACTCCTCGGCGAGGGTCTGCCGGAGTGCCTCGATCGGCGAGGTGCCGAAATCGTCGGTGCCGGAGTAGCCGCGGAAATACACCACCTGATCGGCGGGGATCATCCGGCGACCCTTGGCGGCGGCGATCTCGAACCGGTCGGGGGTCAGCCAGTTGTCGCCCTTCGGGGTCACCAGCGGCGGCGGCAGCCGGACCAGGCCGTTGCCGTTCGCCGTCTTGGTCTTCCACCAGTAGGCGCGATCGAAGATCGCCATGTCGTGCACGAGCGCATCCATGAGCCGGTACCGCGTCGTCCACGGATTCGGCATCTCGAACAACTGTGCGACCGGGTGGTCGATCAGCCGCCGGCGGTCGTTGTCGCCCACCCGGTTGAACACCTGAATTCCCAGCTGGGAAATGTTGCGCGCCAGGAAGCTCACGCACGTCCGCACGGCCGGTTGCGTGCGCCACAGTTCGAAATAGTCGATCGACAGGCCGTCCGCGATGATCAACCGCGGTGTACGCGGCAGGTCGGGCCGTGACAGGCCCCGGATTGCGCCCTCGCTGACCACGAACGACATCAGAGGGCCTGGATGTAGTCGACATTGGCCTTGTCCACCAGCACCTCACCGTCGGCCGGCGCGGTGTTGTCGCCCTCGTGCACCGCGGCGTCACGCAGCACGTAGAACGGGCCCCGCCACTTCGTGATCACCCCCGCTATCGCGATGCCGCTGAGCAGATTCACCACCACCCGGCGGTGTGCGACATAGCCGTAACCCATCGACCCTCCTGTCACACGACCATCAGGTCGTCGTCCTCGTAGGCGCTGCGCTGGTCGGGCCCGGAGTCGATCGCGCGGGCGAGCGCCATGATCAGGGCCGCTACCGCGTCGATCTTCTCGGCGGCAGATGCTTTGTCCGGCTTGACATTTCCTGCCGGATCCATCGCGACGGCGAAGTTGTCGACCATCCACCGCACCGCCGGATTGCCGCCGTGCCGCATGATCGGCGCCTGTTCGGTGCCCTGGAGCACCAGCCGCTGGAGTTCTTTCGTCGGTGACGACAGCGAGGCGTAGCCCTGCCCGATGGTGACCATCGGCGCGCCCTCGGCGGTCAGGTTGTTCACCAGCTGCGAGGAGTTCCAGCGGTCGTAGGCGATCTCGGCCACGTCGAAGGTCTCCGAGTCCCGCAGGATCGCGGCCTCGATGTAGTCGTAATCGGCGACGTTGCCCGGGGTGGTGGTCAGGATGCCGGCCTTCACCCAGGCCGACGCCGCGCCGGCGGTGCGGCGGTCCAGGGCCGCGATGTTGTCTTCCGGGGTCCACAGCCGCCACAGCAGGTCGTAGCCGCCGCGCTCGGCGTCGGGGAACACGTAGCACAGGGCGCAGAGGTCGCTCGTCGACGCCAGATCCAGACCGCCGTAGCAGGTGCGGCCGTGCAGCCGCAGCTCGTCGACGATCGAGGCGTTGCGGTCCCAGGCGTCGATGTCGAGGTACTTGGTCTGCTGTTTCGTGCGGATCCCGAGGTGCAGGCGCAGATACGACGCCAGATCGGCGGGGGACTGCTGCGCCTTCACCGCGGCCTGGCGCAGGAACATGCGGGTCGGCGAGATCCCGAATCCCGGGTTCGCGCTGCGCTGCGTCTGCTCGGACAGCGGATCCGCCTCCGGATCGGCCGCCCAGATCACGCCGTAGGTGGTTTCGTCGCGCAGCACGCCGCGCGCCAGCTGCTCGACGAGTGTCCGCTTGCGGTCGTAGACGGTTTCCTTGCGGCTCGCGTCCGCCGTGGTGATGAACACGATCAGCGGCTGCGTGCGGGATCCGGTGCCGGTCTCGATCGCCTCGACGAGTTCGTTGGTCTTGTGCAGGTGCAGCTCGTCGACGATGCCGCCGTGCAAGTCGGCGCCGTGTTGGGCGTCGCCCGCGTTCGCCACCGGCTGGAAGTAGCTGCCGGTGCGGTTGTGGACGATCTTCGCCTTGAACGGCGTGACGTGCTTGCGCAGCGCCGGCGACTGCTCGGCGAGTTGCTTGATCGGCGCGAACACGAACTGTGCCTGTTCCAAGCGGGTGGCCGCGGTGATCACCTGTGCGCCCTGCTCGCCGTCGGCGCAGGTCAGGTAGATGCCGATGCCGCCCGAGAGTGTCGACTTGCCGTTCTTGCGCGGTACGTCGACGTACAGGGTGCGGATGATCCGCACGTACACCCCGAAGTCCTCGTCGAGGCGCACCCACCCGAACGTCGGGGCGAGGATGTAGCCGGCCTGCCACGGATCCGGCACCAGCGGTCGCCCGGCGAGACGGCCCTTGGTGTGCCGCAGGGCCCGGAACGTGGCGAGCACCTTGTCCACCCGGTCCGCGTCGAACCGGGCACCGGGCACGTCGCGCGGCTCGGGGGTCTTCCACCGCGGCGGGCAGTCCGGCAGCGGGATGCCGCGAGACAGCAGGTACCAGGCGACCTCGGGGGAGAGCTTGAGCCGCTCGAGCTCCTCGGCGTCCGGTAGCTCGATACCGTGCGGGCTCGGGCTATTCGAACGGGTTGTCATGGTTGCCGCCACCGTCAGGGGTGCGGGCGAGCTTGCTCTCCGCCGACGGCGTCAACCCGAACTCCTGCGCCAGGCCGCGCAGCTGCGCCGCGGCGTTCTCGGCGACGGTGACGGCGGGATTCTTCGCCGTCCACTCCGATTCGGTGCCGTCCTTGCGGAGCGTGCGGTTGACGATCGTGAACCCGTTGTACTGCACATCCCGGGTGGCCTGGACGAACCGCGCCCACGTCTCGCAATACACCGCGAGCAGCGCCCGGTCTTCCTCTTTCAGCAGGTCCAGACGCGCCAGCCCCGGCACGATCCGCCGCCACTCGGCACGCGCCTCCCTGGACAGCCACGTCGGGGGATTCGGCGGGATCCGCCGGAACGCCGGCGTCGGCTCGACGACCCGGCCACCGGAATCACGGCCGTCCGCGCGGCCACCGAGCAGCCGCAGCGCGGCCGGTGCGGCTGTGCGCCCCATCGCACCCCCCTTCCCGAAATTCTGAGCAGAGAGAAGGAAGCGCACCGCGGCGTGGTCCTATAACCGCAGGTCAGAGACTTAAGCCCCCTTACCCCCTCTGACCTGCGGTTTTGCGTCGCAAGCGCCAACGTTGCACCGTCCGATTCCGTCCGCACCCAACGGAGTGATCCGGATCACAATCAAGCTCCCGTCGTTTCCTAGGGTGCGGCTTGCGCCTCGGCGCTCGTCTTCGCCGCGTGGCAGTCGTGGCACAGCGATTGCAGGTTGGCCCAGTCGTACCGGTCACCACCGGATCCGATGTTGACGATGTGGTCGACCTCGACGGCCAGGGCCCGGCATCCGCGTGCCTCGCACATCGGATCGGCAGCGAGCTTCGCGGCCCGCAGCTTCCGCCAGCGTCGAGTGCTGCCGCTGCCGGTGTAGCCGTTGCGTCCCGACCAGGCCGGAGTGCACGGGCACCGCTGCCCCGGTGGTGCGGGCTGACGGCAGCGGTTGCAGATCCGGGGCGGGCGTTGCGGCATGACGCTCACCTCTGGCGCGGGTCAGCCCTGCTACTCAGGTGGCCAGTTCCAGTGACCATCGGTCGGAGTGTCGGCGTAGGGGATGGGGAGCGGGTTGCCCTGCTCGTCGTACAGGCCCGGGTGAGTGGGTGGGATGAACGTGGTCAGGTAGACGGCGTTATCGGCGAGCACCTGGGTGATGGTGGCCGCTACGACTTCGTCTCCGTACTGGAAGTTGACGAGCTGGCCGACCTCGGGTTCCCGCATCCGACACCTCCCCGATCGTGATGCTTGACAGCTTGCATCCAGGTCAGACAGTTGTCAACGACCATATACGTGGTGCGGCGCGCCGTCCTCAAGCCGTGTATCCCTCGACCACCTCGAGGAAGATGAGCCATCCTTGCTTGCGCGCGTCGTCCGCGTCGCCGGTGAATCTCCATCCCTGCGCCGTGGCGTCGGATGCGAACGCGCCGGTGTCCATGAGCCGCGGTTGGATCGTGATCTGCGCCGGTTTTTCCCAGACACAGAACCGCCAGTACTCGGCGGCGAGTTCGCGAGCGCGTTGGTCGGTCGTACACCACCCGATCGGTACCGGGCCCTCCTCGAAGTACGGACGTTCTACGACCCACACGGTCTGCCTCGCCTCTGCCGATTCGCTCATGTCCTCGATCCTTTCGTGCCAGCATGCATCGCTCATGATGCGCGTCCTTTCCCCGGGTTGGCGCGGCGTAGCCGGCGGATGTCGCCGAGCTGGTACATGGGCTCATCGGTGCGCCGCTGCCGCGTGTCGACGATGCGGCCGTCGCCGGTGCGCCAGGCGCGGGGCAGCAGCTGCCGCCGCGATACCCAGGAGTCGGCGGTGCCACGCGGGAGCGGCTCGTCGATCCGCTCGAACAGCCGTAGTGCTTCGTCGAGGGTGACGACCATCGGGTCGGCCGCGGTGAGTGTGTAGCTGAGGATGTCGGCGACGCGGGATTGCTGGCCGCAGGTGTTGCAGCGGATCCAGGTTTCGCCGGTGTCGGCGCGCAGCTCGGTGCCGCAGGCGCTGCCGTCGGGTAGCTGGCCGTCGCAGGCGCCGATGTAGCGGCGTTCGTGCGGGCGGTCGATCACCGAACCGATCCCGGCTACGGCGCGGGTGATGTCGCGGTAGAGCCGGTCGGCGTTCGGGTGGTGCCGCAGGACATGTGGATCGTTGGCCAGCCACATCGCCACCTGCTCGAGCACGGTGGCCGGTGTGGCGATGGCCTCGCCGTGGCGGCGGGCCAGGCGGACCGTGTGAGAGTGCAGGCGCTGGACATGGACGGGGACGACCATCGGGCCGATGGTCTGGGTGCGGGCGTTGACCGCCATCTGCCGCAGGCTCGGGGCGCCGACCGGAATCGTGGTGTTCTGCTGGCGGGCGATGGTCAGGGCCCAGGAGATCACAGCTTCGTGCAGCCGCCCCAGAGCGCGATCCCCGACCAGTTCGGCGCCCACCGGGTCGTCCGTACTTGGGTGGTCTTCGTTGGGTGCTCCGGCGACCGAGCGGACGGGCATCGGCCGCTCGGCCGGGCGTGCGCCGAGGTGTTGCGGGCTGTATCGGGCTTGGCCGGTGCGGGTGACGGTGAGATCGGCGAGCAGGGCGGGAATTTCGCGCAGGTCGGTGACGAGCCGGTTCCCGCAGAGCTGGCACAACGGCCGCCGGTCGGGTACGGGGCGGTCGCAGATGCGGCACGGCGGGAACGGCGCGGGCATGGCGTGGTCCCCCTTCCTATGGGTCGTCGGTGCTGGTGGTGTCCTCGATGATCATGGTCCGTCCAGTGGGGGTGATCCGCTGATAGGGCGCCCGGTAATAGCCTGTGTCGCCGGTGTATTCGACCCATCCGCGGTTGCGCATCGGGACCAGGCTGGAGCACACCCCGTCCAGGAGAATGCCGGTTTCGTGGGCGATCATTCGGGCTGTTCGCGGCTTGTCGTCGTCGAGCAGCCGCAAGATCGCCTGTTGACGGGCTCCGGCGCCGAGGACGCCGCCCATCAGTTCTGTCCTGGGTCGGTTTTGATGCGGATGTCCGGGGTGGTGCCCGGGGGGACGGGACCGAATTCGGATTCGAGGTGAGCGATGTAGCGGGCGAGTTCGTGGGCGTTGGCGACCATCCGCGTGGACATGTCTTCGGCGGCGGTGAAGTTGGGGGTGTCGCTGGCGATTTCGGCGGCAGCGAGCAGCGCCCGGGAGGCGACGAACATGGCAAGGGCTGTGGTTGCGAGTTGCCGGGAGGCCAGCGGGAGGCGGGAGATGCCCGTGCCGACGAAATGGGCCAGATCCTTGGTCTGTACGGCGAGGGTGGACAGGATCGCGGCGATATCGTCGCTGTGGCCGGTGAACCAGCCCTTCATCCACTGGATTTGCAGTGGGCCGCCGCGGATCCCGTTCTCGTACTGTTCGAGGACGGCGGCGAGGAGGCCGGCGTATTGGGCGGCGTCGCCGCGCTCACCGTACGGATTTTGTAGCGGTTGCCCGCTGTAGGTGGTGATGCCGAGGGACTCCAGCGCGCGGCGCAGTCGCCGAGCCTCCGGGAGGGCCTGGGCGTATAGGTCCGCGGTGAGATCGTTGTCGCCGGCCAGATTCGCGGTGAGGTCGTCGAACAGGCGACGGTCGTCGTCGGGATCGGTCATGGCTGCGGGATGTCTCCGGTCGGTGCGGGGGTCGTGGATGCGTAGGGATAGGAGGCGGTGTGTTGCCGGTCGGTCCAGCGCCGGACGGCGGCCTCGTGGATGTCCGGGGTGATGGACATGTCGCGGTCGATCTCGATGGTGACGCTGCGGTCGTGCAGCGCGAGAATCCCGGACGGCATGCTCTG